AGTTTACACAAGTATCATTTGTGAATGGTATCTACACCGGAAAGGGTGGAAAGCACGTAGACTATTTGCTTAATCAGCTTGTGCGTAAGCTAACTAGCTACATCAAAAAGAAGAAGAAGGTTGATGTTAAATCCAGCACAATCAAAGAACAGCTAATGCTATTTGTTAGATGCGACATTAACAATCCGTGTTTTGATAGTCAGACGAAGGATTATATGAATACACCGTCTAGCAGTTTTGGTTCATCGTGCGACATTAGCGAAAAGTTTATAGACAAAGTAGCTAAAATGGGCGTCATGGACAATGCTTGTAAACTTACCGAAGTGAAAGACAATAAGGCTGCGAAGAAAACTGATGGAAGCAAGACCAAAAGTATTCGCGGTATTCCTAAACTCATTGATGCGAATCACGCAGGAACCGCAAAGAGCAATGATTGTACTATCATATTTTGCGAGGGAGATTCGGCGAAGGCTGGTATTGTATCTGGATTGAGCACAGAGGATAGAAACACGATTGGCGTATATCCAATGCGTGGTAAGCTATTTAATGTTCGCGGCGAATCGCAAAAACGAATCCTAGATAACAAGGAGATTCACGAAATTAAACAGATTTTGGGAATCGAAACAGGAAAGGAATATACGCCTGAAACGGTGAAAACGCGTCTTAGATACGGTAAACTTCTCTTTATGACGGATCAGGATTTGGACGGTAGCCACATCAAGGGCTTGGGTATTAATCTCTTTGATTCTGAATGGGCGTCACTCCTTAATATTAAAGGTTTTATTGGATTTATGAACACGCCCATTCTTAAAGCTAAAAAGGGTGCTAATGAACTGAAGTTTTACAATGACGGTGAATGGGCCAACTGGTGCAGCAATAACGATTCCAAGGGGTGGAAGGTTAAATACTACAAGGGATTGGGGACGTCCACAAGTAAGGAGTTCAAACAGTATTTCTCGGAGAAGAAAATCGTCAATTTCGTAAAAACAGGCGACGAATGTGTAAATTCAATCGATATGGTATTTAACAAACAGCGCGCAGATGACCGCAAGACGTGGTTAGAGAACTACGATAGGGAGCTATATCTAGATACGAATAAGGAGGACATTACGTATCAAGAATTTATTCAACGCGAGATGATTCATTTCTCAAAGTATGATTGCGATCGTTCAATCCCAAATATTATGGACGGACTGAAAACGAGTCTGCGAAAGATTCTATATACAGCATTCAAGCGGCGCCTAACGTCGGAGATTAAGGTGGCGCAATTCAGCGGTTCTGTTTCGGAAATTAGCTGCTACCATCACGGCGAAGCCAGTCTTAATGGCGCTATTGTAGGAATGGCGCAGAATTTTGTGGGCTCCAACAATATCAATCTTCTGTCTCCAAATGGTCAGTTTGGAACCCGACTCCAAGGCGGTAGCGATTCGGCATCGGAGAGGTATATCCATACCAACCTATGCAAGATCACGCGTCTTATATATCCAGAAGCGGATGATGCGGTTCTCAAATATCTAGATGATGACGGCACTCCAGTAGAGCCAATTCATTATGCTCCTATTATTCCTATGGTTCTGGTAAATGGAAGTAAGGGCATTGGCACTGGATTTAGTACCGACATTATGTGTCACAACCCAACCGATGTAATCTCCTATATTAGAGGGTCGCTTACTAATGGCGACAAACCATCTCTAGAACCTTATTATGAAGGTTTCAAGGGAACCATTGCTAAAATCAGCAGTAGTAAATGGCTTATTAAGGGGTGCTATAATATTATTAACAACAAGGAGGTTCGCGTTACCGAACTGCCTATCGGATTGTGGACCGACGACTACAAAAAATATATTGAAGAGCTCATTGATGGAGGTGATGCCAAAAAGAAAGGTAAGAAGGATATTTGTATCAAGGATTACACTGATATGAGCACCGATGTAAACGTGGACATTACGCTAGTATTTCATCCGGGTAAAATCGCAGAGCTTCAAGGCAAATCATTAGAAAATGATTGCAATGCTCTAGAGAAGCTGTTAAAACTGTATACTACTAGAACGACAACGAATATGCACATGTTTGACGAGACCGAAAAGTTGCGTAAATACGAAACTGCGAGTGAAATCGCAGACCATTACATTGGCGTTCGCATGTCTAAATATGTGGAGCGCAAACAATACCAGATCAAAAATTTAGAGAAGGAGGCCAAACTGATATCAAACAAGGCTCGCTTTATTAGTGAGATTCTTAAGGACACCATAGATCTTCGACGCAAAACGAAAGACGTCGTTATCGCTCTCCTGACGGACCATAAATACGACACATTGGACGATGACCAAGAATTCAAATATCTTGTTAAGATGCCTATGGACAGCGTAACAGAAGAGAATTACGACCGTCTGATTAAGGAGGAGGGAAACAAACTAGCTGAACTCAAAACCCTTAACACTAAGTCAGAGAGCACAATATGGTTAGAGGAGTTAGATAAATTGGAGGAGGGCTACAACTTATTTAAGAAGGCGAAAGAGAAGACTGTTCTAAAATTAAAGATTAAGAAAAAGTAGATTATAACCATCGGTGTTGTCTTAGTTGTTTGTTCTTAGTGGTCATTATAGGATTGCTCATAGGTGTTGCTAGGTTTGTTATATCGCGTTTATATTTAAGATGACTTTCAACCGAATTAAATACCTGAGGTATTGCGTATTGTAATACTAATGAATTCAAATTTTTTATGGCGATTACACTATCGCTATACTGATGGCGCGAATTTTCAACAAATATGCTATTCATAATCATCTTTAATTGGTCTATATTTTGTTTACCTACAGTATACTGATTATTAGACATTCGTTTAACACCCGATTGTATTTCCAATTGTAAATTATTAATATTTGAATCATTAAAAAAGAGGTCGTATAGAGTATTTTTGTTATTGTATATGTCTTTTGTGAGTGCATCTCTAAATGATACCGTATGATCAATAGGTATTCTATCACTTAATGTAAATACAGCGGTTTTATTTGGACCTGTAATATTAATATCGTTCTTCTGGTAGTTCATTATATAACTTTAACAGAAAAAATTATATAGCTTTATTTTATATAATGTTTATGAATTTTCAGTCAATAGTAATGATTGTTGCTACTGTTATATTAATATTTGCACTCGCTACAATAGGGGTTGCGTTATCTAATCTGAATAGTGATATTAAATATCCGCCTGTTATTGCGGACTGTCCTGATTATTGGTCCATATCAAAAAAGGCGATTGATTCTAATAATCCTAACGGACCAACAGAATTTACATGTAACAATGATAAGGAACTGGGACACACAGATAAACCTGATTGTACTACATTTAATAGTTCGCGTTCTAGATATAAGGGTATTGGTGGACTATGCGCAAAAAAAAAATGGGCCGATAATTGTGATATTACGTGGGACGGAGTAACTAATAATCCTGATGCCAAAAAAGACTGCTGGTAAAGGTTATAAAATATATTATTCACATTAATATATGTTACATAATGATACATTATCAGATGATTTGCTGCGACACATCTTTACGTTCGTTCCATTTACCGAGAAGGCAATGACTAATAGAGAGAATTATTATATAAACTATGCTATACAATTCGAACAAACTATGTTCAGACGAGGCGACAGTTATGTGCGATATGTCATAAGAAAGGACCTCTCTATAGCGTTCAAACACATTTTAGAAAAAAATTATTTAAATTGGATAAACCGAAAAAAATACAAATATAATGATAAAATCTATAAAAACTATATAGATTTCATTAAATTTTATATAGATGAAAATAATGTGGGAAAATGTAAAAATGTCTTACACGAATGTTCGTTAACTAAAAAACAACATAAAAACACCTTTTCAATTTAGTGAAACGTATATGGACAATTTAGATTTGAATAAAATATTGGATAGAGAAACTATTGTCGAAAAGATAAAAGAGACGCTGATTGATTTTGAAAACAATAAGAAAGATTTGACTAGAAAGCGAGGTATATATATATACGGAACTCCTGGATGTGGTAAAACAACATTTGTAAAAGATCTTATTAAAAGTATGGATTATGACATCGTTCTATATGATGCTGGCGATATTCGTAACAAACTTGTAATAGATAACATTACTCAAAATAATATGTCGGATCGGAATGTTATCAGTCTTTTTAACAAAAAAAAGAAGCAAATAGCGATTGTAATGGACGAGATTGATGGTATGAATAATGGAGATAAAGGTGGAATTAATTCCCTTATTAAACAAATACGTCCTAAAAAAACCAAAAAACAAAAGGAGGAGGATACTACAAATACTCCCATTATATGTATTAGCAATTATCATGTTGATAAAAAAATAAAGGAATTAATGAAAGTATGTAATGTATTTGAACTAAAAACACCTACAGACGAGCAGATAAATTATATAATACAATCCTGTATGCCAAATATAGATGATACTCTAAATATAAATATTAAAGAGTTCATAAAAAGTGATTTGAGAAAATTGCGAACACTATATGATATTTACACAAATCATCAGAGTATTTTAAAAAATGAGATAATTAAAAATATTCTAAAACCAAAATCATATAACGAGGATACTAAAACAATAACAAAAAAATTAATTAACAATAAATATTCGTTATTAGACCACCAGACGGTAATGAATGAGACCGACAGAACAATAGTGGGGCTTCTTTGGCACGAAAATATAGTTGATATGTTATCACAAATTCCTAAAGAAACAGCATTTCCATTGTATGAAAAATTTCTAGAGAACATATGTTTTGCAGACTATATTGATAGAATAACATTTCAGAAACAGATATGGCAATTCAATGAGATGAGCTCTTTGGTAAAAACGTTCAATAATAATAAATTGTATTCACCATATTCAACAAACAATTTTAATCCACCAGAAGTTAGATTTACAAAGGTATTAACTAAATATAGTACCGAATACAACAATTCTATATTTATTCAAGAAATTTGCCAGACACTAGGAATGGATATCAAAGATATATTCTCCTTTTTTATTGAGCTTAAAAATAACAATACAGACGATGAATTGTATAATATATTAGAGCCATATGAAATAAATAGATTAGACATTAAACGTATTTATAAATATTTAGATAATTACACAAATGTAGAATAAAATAGGCCGCAGAATAGCAGTCATAATTAATTAACCTTATTTATTTGTGCCATTAATTGTGGTTCATCGTGCTCAATTATATTCATGTGAATATTTTCACTATTATTTTCATGAATTCTACTAGAGTTTACCTTGAGCATACTAATCATATCGTCTCGTTTCTTTACCTCTTCAATTAGCGTTTTAATATTAGCTTGTTGTTGTCGTAGCATCTTGATAACATCGTCGTTTAATAGCTCCTTCGATGTTCCGTCGGAGTTCTGAACTACTATTCGGCCTTGCATTTTTGCCGCTAATTCCTGAAAACGGTTCTCTGCGTCTTTGCGTCGGCGTTCCTCAATCTCTATTATTTGGGTTAATACGTCTGGTTTCATAGTGGGTCGTCCAGGCTCGTAATCTTTCAGTAGGTCGTCAATCACGTTCATGTAAAAATTGCGCATCTCGTCGTCTTTTACGAATTCTTGAACTGATTTATCTGTTTGTTTTACGAGATCCGGGTGGGGATTTTCCAATAATTTACGTTTGTCAAATGTATTATGTTCGTGTGAAAATACTAATATTGTTTTATATGGGTCTAGTTGAACGAATGGAACCGTGTAATTTTTAAGGAATTGCTTTTCCTCTGCAATAGCCGCTTTATCATCATAACTGCTCGTGTCTAACAATTTGCGTTTGAAAGCAAACGTTCCTGCTGTTGCGTGATTCGGTCCATATGGACCAAATTTATAGACAGATTTATTGTGTTTAAAATATATGAATATTTCGCTACTACCAGCACAGAGGGCTTCGGGGTGTGCTAAGAGCGTTTCAACTGCGTGAGAAACTCGGTCTACCGGATAATAATCGTCATCGTCCATATAAACCAATATTTCGCCCTTTGATTTTTTATGCATCAAGTTCCTCTTTTCTCCCAGAGACATTTTGGTAGCATATTCAAAATATTTTACGTATGGAAGATGTTGAACCAAATCCTTGATTTTATCGGTGCCATCATCTATGATTATCCACTCAAATTTATCTTTCGGATAGTCCTGCATTTCAATACATTTAATAGTATAAGGTATGAATGGTCTACGATTGAAAGTAGGCGTACAAATACTAACAAATGGTTTGTCTGTAGAAGTCATTGCTATTATATAATTTTTTCTTTTATATAATAATTATTTGTTAATGTATAAACGGTGAATATAATTATTTGGAAGAAGTAAGTGATTTATAAACACCCTTCCTCCAACTATTCAATTCTACCAAAATATATAACATTACAGTGATAGTCATTCCTGTAAACACAGCCTTATTTAGGTGTAATTGTGCAAAGACAATACAGAAGAACCCAAAAAGTATTCCGAGCGGTTGTTTTATATCTCGCATCGCACTCAACATACCAGAGAAGTTAAACAAGAATGGACCAAATGGGGGAATGAACGTTAAAATGAACTGAAATACCATAGCAAATGCCGTAAACGTCCCACACATCGTTAATATTCCTATATCAGCAAATAGAAAGAAAAGTAGATTCACAATCGGACCAATGCCTCCGTACATGAGGCTTGAGTCATCATCCCACCATTTTGGGTATCTTATTTGTGTGATACTAATAATCATTAGAGAGATAACAATCATTTCCATAAACCCAGATGAAGAAGGCTGTTTTTTATCAGTTATAAACCTGGTCAGCATTGCCGGACCACCTATAAAAACAGCCAGAAACATCAATGTAAGTATCAATTTAAATCCAGGCGAACATTTCCGCATGATCTTAAACAAATGCTGTAATATGCCTCTCCAAAAAATATATGTCGCCGCAATTGACCGAATATACCAACTTTTTCTCATCTGAAAAAAACCACTTTCTGAATGATAGTCATCAAAAGCACCTTCGTAATAAGGAAATCTGCCCAATATTCTACCATCTGAACCTGAAGGTGGAATATTAAATTTGTCCAGTGATATACTAGCAGGTTTAACAACCTCAGGATTTCCGTTATTGTATACTTGAAAGTCTGCAGAATTTTTACCTACTAATACTCCACCAGTAATGTCTTCGGGAATTGGGAAATACGTCCCTAGGGTTTCTTCGCCACCCCCTCCCGAAACATCATTAAGATTAAGTTTTGAAAAATATACAAAATTTGCACCAATCGCTCCAACTATTATCACGCCGATTATTGAAACACCACACCCTTTAATAAATTTAATCCATTTATTTGGTTTTTCCGCCTCCTCCTCAAGATTACCTCCTTTACTCTTCAATAATTTTTTATAGAATGAAAAGTCAAATATCTGGTCTAAACTCACCATATTAATATATTATAGTTATATAATTACTTAACAATCATAATTTATTTTATCTCTTATTAATTTATAATAATGAATTTTAAAACCAAAATAGTAATTCTATCTTTGATATTAATAGGAACATGCTTAATTCAGATTGCACTACATAAAAAAACGTATGAGGGCTTCGTTAGTGTTAGTAATGCAGAGAGTTCATTATCATTCAGTCAAATAGATAGGAAATACAACAATAGCAAGGACTGTAAATTCAAGGACTTTGAAGTTGGACAATATGTAGAAATAAATCTAAAGGACCCAAGCGATTATCCTACGTCAGAGTTCCTGGAGAACGAAGATCAATATACAACAAAGTGGAAATCTGCTGTAATATTCGCTCTACTTGATAATAACCAATATAAGGTTAAATATGAGGGCAGTGACGTTGAACATACAGTAGACGAGAACAAAATTAAATCTCATCATCAAAATAATTGCGAACTATGCGGTAATCGCGACGATAAATGTTCGACTGATTGTATGGATCCTGTTAAGATAGGAGGAGATTGTATGCCTGTGCGAACAGGTAAAGATGGGAACGGCAACGATATTTTCTATCAGGTTTGTCCTAGCATATGTAGAAACGATAGTAAGCAACCGAATGACCTTATATGCCAAGGTGATAATTGTTGTAAGGGGTGTGGCTATTCTGTTTTTCAAGTTGACGATAACACCGCTGTTGTTAGCGGCCAATCTAACCCAGCTCAACGCGATGAAGCCACAATATTACATAAACTCATTAAAATTCCATATACTTCGGGGGATTACGAGGTAGACGACTCATATAATTACGAGGACGAAATGCAAAAAGAGGAGAAAAGGATACAAGACGCAATGACCGCCGCATCATCCGCAACGACATCTACAAGTGAACCTGCTTCCAGTTCTACAGCGGTGACTACGGCAAATTCAAATGAAAGTAGCACTTCGTCTTCTGCGCCTGCTACCGAAGACACTGTTACCGCTTCCGGCGAAGCTGTTAATTCAGAAACGAGTAATATCGTGAACGCCTTCAACGACAGCAATGATTGTTGGTTAGGTCCTACAGGACATGATGGGTTCATGTATTGTGGTCCCGCACCGTTTTCATTTTAGCTAAATATATATATTTACATAAATGTATCTATCTAGCATAAGATAGTGCGGCGTTGCCCGATGAAAAGGTCAGAACATTATATCTCTCTTCCAATACTATTAAATCATAAGTATATTCAAATATACTGTCGCGCGTTTTATCAATACCAACTAGATTCCCATCGTTATCACAAACAACGTCAACTTGTGCGCTAGCGTCTAGCGGTGGTGTTATTATTCCTAACTCAAATTGAATTTTGTTGAATTTGCTCATATTAATTGCTCCAGACGGTTGAAAATCATTAATATTATTGTTGAGGCAGAAATTATAGCAGTATAGTCCATCTGGACCATTTCCAGGGGTTCGTGTATATTTCTCAATATAGTTAAATATCCCAGCGTCCATAGAATTCTCACGATACTTTCCGTCAATAAGTAGACCCCATTTTTCCATAATATGCTGTTGATTATCTGGATAATATTTTCCGGAAAGCATAATGGACGATTGATATGGCTCGTGTCCATCCTCATAATAATTAAAATCATGATTTGGTGTAATTGTATCGGCGGCAACCTCTCCTAATCCATAAGATAACTTAGCAATATCAGAATCATTTGCGGTAACTACATTATAGGGCAGAAAATCATAGGGCCAGTTCGTATAATTAGACCATTGATTTCGTAAGGCAATATCACTTCGTTGTAAGAACCACATCCAACTTGAAACCATGCCTCTAGTTTCAATATCAATGATATTAGCTCCTACTAAATTTGTATGTTTATGTGAATAAACTTGTTTTATTAAATATGACTGTTCATTTAATTTAAAGACTCGCTGTTCATCTTCTGACAAAAACACATATGTGCTTATTAGATGAACGTCGGCATCCCAGTTTGTTCTAGTGTCTGCAAAATCAACAGATTCTAGTTCCGTCGTTGGTGGTGGATGTAAAAAACGATGGAATTGTTCCGTTGCGTCATTAAGATTTGATTGGTGATAGTAACTTCCAGCATCCGCCTCAGTTGGGATGTGTCATATCACATACAATTCTTTTACCGGTCTAATGTCGACTTCAATATGGAGTTCGTTGTATTGTAATGCCGTAATAGGAAAAGCCATTTTAGAAGCCATAGTAAACCATATATTAAGGGGGATATACAAAGAGCGAGAGCGGATGGACGGTTCCGGTCCAGCTTGTCCACCTACTGTATCAAGCATTCTATACGCATTTGGGTATACATTAACACGGTCAAATGCATTTGCTGGGTCATTAAGTTCTCTAACATTCCCTGTCATTTTGTAATATAAATCCTTCTTATTTGAATCAAAATCTCTCTCTACCATTGATTGTAAATAGTCACCAGTAAACTCCTGTATAACTTGCCCTCCGACAGTAAATCTTACACGCTCTATCATTTGAGACCCAAGATGTTTAATCCATTTAAATTCATAAGGTCTCCATTTGTTTTCAATGTTATTATTACAATCTTTTTTTGGTGGAATTATAGGACTCCAAATTGTTGGTAGCTGGACAACTAAATATGTATCCATGATTAAATCCCCTCCCGTTCGCGGCATTTTAAATTTAAAACTAGATGTGGAACTCATGTTTAAGATTCGTTGTCCATCATAATCAATGCGAAATTTTTGTAACCCGAAGTTTGTATATTTAGAATATGTACATTTAAAAAAACTCTTTGTCGGGTTTCCAGTTAAAATTATATTTTGATTACCTTCTGCTATTAGATTCATAAGACCACCAGGCATATTTATATATTAGCCATATTATTATTTAACTAATGTTATAATAATATTATTAAACTAATAAATTATTAAACTAATAAATTATTAAACTAATAAATTATTAAAGTTAAATTATAATCGTATATATTATACAACCTAATGTCGGAAGCTATTCAAAAAAGCTATAATAAAATGGTTGATTCTGTTAAGAATTCTATTAATTTGAAAAAGGCGAAATTAGTACAAGTAGGGGTATTTTTAATAGGAACACTGATGATACTACTTTTGATGATTTGGTCATATTCAAAATTAACATTATCTCGTTCTAATTGTAGTAATATTGAGAAAACAAAGCTCGATACTAGTGAACTAAAACGATATGATTACGGAAAATTACAACTAGACAATGATACAAAAACGTATGGAGATTATAGGCTGCGTGATTTCTACGTAAAAACCGCTTATAATTGCTGCGCGAGTGGTTCATTTTCGCATGATTTTGTAAATGAATGTGCGATTGAAAATTGTATTCAATTAGGTGCAAGATGTTTAGATTTTGAGGTATATTCTTTCGACGACAACCCAATTATATCTGTTTCAACTGATAAAAATTTCGGCGTTAAAGAAACGTATAATTACCTTGAATTTGATAGGATAATGGCAAAAATTAGGGATATGGCTTTCACCTCCGGTGTAAATAGTGCTGGAAACATATCAAGTGATCCGTTAATTTTACATTTTCGCATCAAAACAGAACACAAGAATATTCTGGATTCAATGGCCGACTCCCTAAACCGTAATTTTTATGACCGTCTTTTAAGTCGGAGGTATAGTTATAAATACAACGGTAAGGACCTAGGTAATGTTGAAATGAAATATTTAGAGGGCAAGGTAATAATTATGGTAAATAAGCTAGAGCCATTAAACATTGAAGAAACAAAATTATATGAATACATTAATATTGTAAGTGGTGGAGAAAATATGCGCTTGATGAGATATAAAGAGGTCACTCTTTCGGGTGTCCTTGAGGAAATTAGAGATTTCAACAAGGAGAAAATGACTATATGTATACCCGACCTGAACGCAAATCCAGAGAATATGGACTGGTCGCAGCTGACACACAAGATGGTTCAGGGTAAGAAATATGATGAGAAACTTAAAAAAGAGGTGCCTGCAATTATTCCATACGGATATGGAATTCAGTTCGTAGGAATGTCTTTTCAATCGCCCAGTGGACGGATTGATCCATTCTTAAAAACATACATTGACGAGTTTAATCGCCACAAGTCCTCTTTTATTTTAAAACCGAAGGAATTAAGAAAGGTAAATCCACAGACAACAATTAATGTGCATATGGATAATGTTAATAATCAAATCGCAGCAGACGAAGAGACAGAAGCCATACTGTTACGTTACGGTGGTGGAGCGAATTAATAGTAATATATTAATAATATCAATCTATTAGACTAATGAATATAATAGATTGATAGTATATATGTGTGATAAAAATCTCTCATTTGAAGAGAAGGAACTAGCTATATTAAGAGCTGCCGTTGATAGTGCGGAGGGGCGGGCTAACAGTAAACTCGCGCAGTCGGACTTAATTAGGGATGTAAATAGAATAGTAGAGGAATTCATTAGAGATAAGAAGTTAATTTGTTACGGTGGAACAGCTATTAATAATATACTGCCTCTAGATGATCAATTCTATGACAAAAACACCGATGTACCCGACTACGATTTTTTTTCAATGAATGCTGTTTTAGATGCAAAGGAGTTGGCTGATATATATTTGAGCAAAGGATATTCAGACGTAGAGGCAAAATCAGGAGTGCATAAAGGAACCTACAAAGTATTTGTAAATTTTATTCCTGTTGCTGATATTACCTATCTTATACCAGATATATACAAGTCTCTTAAAAAAGACGCAGTTAAAGTGAACGGGCTTTCATATGCGCCACCTAATTTTTTAAGAATGGGAATGTATCTGGAACTGTCTCGTCCAGATGGTGATGTTAGTAGATGGGAAAAGGTTCTCAAGAGACTCGTATTACTCAATAAAAATTATCCAATTAAGAATACAAAATGCAATTCTGTAAGTTTTCAGAGGGATTTTGAAGGTGAATCGGGAGACCGAGAAACTATATACTATACAATTAGGGACTCTATTATTGACCAGGGATTAGTTTTTTTCGGAGGATTCGCAAGCACAATGTATAGCAAATACATGCCAGTAAAACAGCGAAAACAACTACAGACGATCCCTGATTTTGACGTATTGACCGAAGATCCAGAAACAACGAGCACAATATTAAAAGAGCGCCTTAGCGAAAAAGGATATGTAAATGTAAAAATAGTGAAGAAGGCGCCTATTGGCGAATTGATAGATACCCATTACGAAATAGTAGTAGACCAAGAAACTCTCTGCATTTTATATAAACCAAACGCCTGCCATAGTTACAATGTAGTAAATTTGGGAAAAAGAAAGGTGAAAATTGCCACTATTGATACAATGTTAAGTTTTTATTTGGCATTCTTATATGCTAATAGACCTTACTACGACCCGGAAAGATTGCTTTGCATGTCCGAATATCTTTTTATAGTTCAGTCTAAAAATCGTTTGAAGCAAAAAGGACTGTTAAAAAGATTTACTACAAACTGCTATGGAAAACAAGAGACAATGGAAGATATAAGAGCTTCAAAAGCTAACAAATTCAAAGAGCTTCAAAATAAACGGAATTCTAAAGAATATGAAGAGTATTTTTTAAGATATACGCCAGGTGAGGCGAAGAGAAAGAAGAAACCCGCCACAAAAAAACGTGTGTTAAAGAAAACAAGTGCTAAACCTAGAGCAAAGAAGGCATCTTCTAAAACTAGACGGACAGGATTAACAAAACTGAAGGATAGGCTTGGATTATAATTGTTTTTAAGAGCAAACAATAACCTAATTAATTAGATAATACATGATATCTTGACATATAGAATAGCTGATTTTAGTAAAGAGCGTAAAACAATTTGATTCTCTAATACAACAGGGTATAAATTTGTATAGTGTTGTATATAGCTCAATAATAATTATTATACAAACAAATATGGATTCTCTAGCACGGAGGGATAGTATGGACAATAAAGACCATTCGTTGTAATAACTACACATATCAGAAGTTCCCGTGCTAATAAAAGTATTAATATCATTAATTCCCAATAAAAGTCTTTCGTTTACATTTTGTTCATTCTTAGTATTGAAAACCCGGTGATAATTTGAATTAGTAACCATCATAACGAACAACACTGGTCGTTTATCATCGCGAAATACGTGAGGTGTAATTCCATCTAAATATCGGGCTTTATACTTGAACTCCTTATTTGATATGTATGGAATATGACTAGACCTGATAATACACTCTAGTAAGTGCTCGCGGCTATCAAAAATATTCTGGACAACCTGTTTCCCAATGTCAATATCGTAATATGTAATATGTAGTATATTGTTAATAGAGCTCATATCCTCTGTCATATTATTGAAAATAAATTCACGAACACATACGGCATATTGTGTTAAATCAAATTGTTCTTTGAAACATTTGCGTATTGAGAGAAACATTTCGTTAATATCGTAATTGCTTGTAGTCAAATAATATAGGGCGATTATAGAACCGATGCTACATCCAGATACGCGTGATACGCGAATCATATTTACTCTCTCTAATTCCTTAAGATATAGAGCAACACCCAAACCCATTCCACCGTTGAATGCACCACCGTCAAATACTACGTCTAGACAAGGGGCGTCATTAATATCATATGGGATGTTAGGTTCTTTTATGTTAGCCAATCTTGATACTAGCGTTTGAATGTATATATCAAGTAATGTTTTGGGCATGTATATTTATTACAATAATAATCTAATAAATATACGTAGATAGTGCGTATAAACGAGACAAAATACTTGGGTTTATACATTAATTAATATTATTAGCGTCATATACTCAAGTAATCTAGTGATTTTATAATACAGTAATATGTACTTGCAAACGCCAAACTATTAATAGAGTATCCAAGCATGTTAAAATTTCCGTCTCTATTAAAAAGCGACGGAATATATTTTAATGTGTTTGTTTTAATCACCGGAAGCTGGAATACAAAATATATAACAGCCAGTATTATCGGAACGTGAATGTCGTCATATATGGCATCCATAGAATTAGTATTTTTCTGTTTAATATTTTGATTATTTATAATTTGTTCCTGATTATATTTGTCGTTTATATAATCTCCTGTGTTTTCTGGAATATAATTAGGTTGTAGCTGCGCATCGTTAGTTAAGTGACTCTGACCCTGAGGAATATCTCTAGAAGGAAGTTGAAGTGCTCCGCTTGCCGCCGCCTCCTGAATACCTGTAACAAAGGTGTTGATATCTATACCATTGTTACTCTCTGGTTGGACCTGTCTTGGAGTAGGAGGTTGGTTCTGTTGAGGAGTCGTTTGGGACATTACTTGTTGTAAATCAGCATTGCGTTTAGCTTCCAAGTCTTGAGCCGGATTAGGGACCGTTACATTTTGTTCTGTTATATTTAAATTAACGTTCGGTTGCGAATTAACGGACGATTGCGGCAAGTCATCTAAACTAGTGGTCATATTTAATATAGTTAAGTGATTAAATATATTAAATATTTTACGCAATATTAACTTGCTTATTTTGGTCAGGTTTACACATTACCGATTGTTCTGTATATTTATAGCATTTATCGTTGTGTTTGTAAACAGATTTACCAACCTCGTCAAACGATGGCGCATTGAATATTAAACAGTTTCGCGATTCACAGGTCTTTCTAAATATACTAGATAAACCAATACCTAATAAAATAGAAATTATTATTTTACCATACTTGGTATTCACCTTAGTAATTATATTCTTAAACATATATAGTATATATAGATTACTTTTGAATTGGTATGGTCTTTATATCTTCAGTATTCACACACGATACCTCAGTAGATTTGAATTGGTAACAATTATCCGCTTTATCTTTATACTCAACCTTGTTAATATTTTCGGGAGTTGGATATACATAGATAACAGTTGGTGGCGGAGTAGATAAATAAACGAATAATAAACCAATACTCAAACTAATAATAAAAACTGGGAGTGAGATAATGGCCGATAATTTCATATATATATAGTGATATAATGTAGTTTATGGTTAATTTTTATGGATAATTTTT